ACTGGAACTCGGATTACTCAGTAGAAGGCTCTCACCTTTATGGACAATCTCCTTTGCGTGCAGCCTTAAGGGTGCTCCAACAATCTAACGATGCTCAGACCGCGAGTGTGAAGATGCTACAAAACACAGGTGCTCAAGGTATCTTATTTGACAATAGTACCGATAGCTACCTAACTCCTGAGCAAGCGGCAGAAATCCAAAGAAAATACAAGGCAGAATATAGCGGCCCTGAGAATGCAGGTAACATTATCGTTACTTCAGCTAAAATCGGTTGGCAGCAATTAGGTCTTTCTTCTGTTGACTTGGAAATCATGGAAGCGATGAAGATGAACCTTCGTCAGCTATGTAATGTTTATCGTGTTAACTCGGCATTATTAAATGACCCTGATAACAAGACTTACAATAACATGTACGAAGCCCGTAAAGCCCTTATAAGCGACGCAATTCTACCTGAACTTACCTCAGCTAGGGCGGACTTCAATAAGTGGCTTGTAGAGCCTTATAATAAGTCAGAGAATAAGAGATACTTCTTGGATTTTGACTTAGATGTGTTCCCTGAATTACAAGAGGACAAGAAAGAGCAAATCCAATACTTGGAGAGAGCTTGGTGGTTAACCCCTAATCAGAAATTGGAAGAGATGGGTTATGGTAGAAGCGAAGATCCTAACATGGACAAAGTTTACGTTTCTATCCAAGTTAAACCTATTGACCTTGTAAATACTGACCCAATCGAGCAAGCGGTAAGAATCGCAGAGTCTACTAAGGGTTATAAGCCTACTGAAGAAGAAAAGCCAGTTGCTCAGTTCGAGTCTATGGTAAGAGAGTTCAATAAGAACAACCCAGGCAAGAGAGTAACCGTAGGTAAGCTAGAAGAAGTATTTGCTAGAGGTATTGAGGTGTTTAGGTCTCAAAATATGAGAGGCAATGAGAACGCATTTGCGATGAGCTTCGTTACTCGCTTCTTAGAGTCTTATGCTAAAAAACCTAACACTAAGGCTGAAAGCTATACCGACTATCCACAAGCTGCTACCGATAATGCAAAGCGTGCTTTGAAATATGCTGAAGAGAATGGTTGGGGAAGTTGCGGTACTCCTGTAGGAAAAGCTCGTGCTAACCAATTAGCTAATCGTGAGCCATTAACAAGAGAGACTATCGCTCGTATGGCTAGCTTTAAACGTCATCAACAACATGCTAATGTACCTTACGATAAAGGTTGCGGTGGTTTAATGTGGGACGCTTGGGGCGGTACTGAAGGTGTTGAGTGGGCTATTAGAAAACTAAAAGAAATAGAAAACAATTAAGATATGTTGCAATACAAAAACTTAAGTCAAGGAATTGCTGACGTAGACGTTAAGAAGGGAATCGTTACTGGTTACTTCTCATCGTTCGATAATATGGATAGTGATGGTGATGTAATCCGTAAAGGAGCGTTCACTAAAACTATCAACGAGAACTTTGCTCGTGTACGTCACTTATTAGACCATGATGCTACTAAAGCGGTAGGTAAAATCCAAATGCTTCAGGAAGATGCTAAGGGTCTATACTACGAAAGTAAAGCTGGTCGCCATACTTTAGGAAGAGACTTCTTATTGATGGTAGAGGATGGGTTAATCACTGAACATTCTATCGGCTTTGTTACAATCAAACAAAAAAACATGGGGTCGTTTAACGAAATCTCTGAGGTTAAGTTATACGAAGGTTCTTCACTGCAAGGTTGGGGAGCTAACGAGATGACCCCTATTACAGGTATGAAAAATTTTGAAACAGTTAGCCAAATGATGGATAATATCCTAAAGGCTATTAAGAACGGTAAATATACCGATGAAACTTTCGCAAAACTAGAACTTCAATTCTTGCAACTTCAGAAAGAACTAGCAGAACTCAAAGAAGCATCAGTTGAAACTCCTGAGCCATCCGAAGATAAGGCTACCGTTACGGTAACTATCGAAGTAGAGGATACTGAGGAGTATGAAAACCCGATGGAAGAGGAAATGCCAGAGATGGAAGAAGAAGCACCAGAAGTCGAGGAAGAAATCGTAGAAGAGGAATCCGCAATGGAGAAGCCTGATATGGAAGAAGCCGAGATGGAGGAAGAGTATGAAGTATTATTAAATAGTCTAATTCAAGAATACACAAATGGAAAAAGTTGAACAAAAAGCTGCTGAGTTGAAAGAAGCAATCAACGCAAATGTTGAAGCTAAAATCACTGAAAAAGCAATGGAAATTAACGCTCGCTTAGACGAGGTTGAACAAAAATTACAAAAATCTACAGAACAAAAAATGGAAGAAAAATCATTTAAATCTACCTTTAGCGAAATGATCGCTAAAAACTTTGAGTCTATCAGAGAAGTATCTTTGGGTAACAAAGTAGCTCTTAGCTTGAAACAAGCTGGTGTAATGACCACTACTGCTAACTTGACTGGTGATGCTGTACGCACTTACCAACCAGGTGTTGCTATGGTTCCTACTCGTAAAATTAACTTTAGAGACCTTATCCCTGCTGTTAACTCTGCAACTGGTATCTACACTTTATATCGTGAAACTGGTTCTGCTGGTTCTATCGGTGTACAAGCTAACTTCGGTGATCCTAAAAACTTAGTTGATTATGATTTAACTGCTGTTACCTTTACTGCTCGTTACATCGCTGGTTACGCTCGTGTTGACAAATCTATGTTGCAAGACTTACCTTTCTTACAGTCTGCTTTACCTGATATGTTATTGCGTGACTTCTACAAAGCTGAGGATAGCAACTTCTACACTGTATTGAGTGGTGCTGCTACTGGTTCTACTACCACTACTGCTACTGTAGATGCTGAACAAATCATCGACTATATCGCTAACTTAGAGTCTAATGACTTCTCTGTAAACGGTATCGTAGTTAACCCTAAGCAATGGGCTCGTTTGTTGCAAACTAAACCTGCTGATTACTCAGTACCTGGTGGTTTCACTATCACTGCTGGTGGCGAAATCGCTATCGCTGGTATCCCTGTATTCAAATCATCTTTCGTAGCTGACGATAAAGTATTGTTAGGTGACTGGAATATGGCGAAGCGTGTAGTTGTTGACGACCTGAAAGTTGAGTTCTTCGAGCAAGATTCTGATAACGTACAACGTAACTTAGTTACTGTTCGTATCGAGGCTCGTGAGGTATTAGCTATCGACCGTCCAGATGCATTCGTATTTGCTGACTTAGGTAACGTTGCCTAATTTATAAAGTAGTTTGGAAAGTAGTTTTCTACTGGGAGGATCGTTTCCTCCCCTACTTTCAAAAAATATAAAGTTATGACTAGAATAGAAGTTACAAGAGCCTACAGAGATTTAGAACTTGGTAGGTTTGTAAGAGAGGGTGAAATCTTCAACGTGAGTGATGAGAGAGCTACACTATTAGTTAGCAAAAACTTCGTTAGAATCCTTGAGGTTAAAGAAGATGTAGTTGAGAAGGAAGAGAAGCCTGTAGTAAAGACAAAAGAATTAAAAACCGCAAAAAAGACTAAATAATGACATTAGGATTAGATGTACAAATTAAGACCGATTTAGTTACTGAGCCAGTTACGCTTGCTGAGGCTAAGTCTTATTTGAATGTAGATTATACTTCTTGGGATACCTTAATTACGACTCTAATTTCTTCTGCGAGAACTAATCTTGAGCGTTACACTGGTTCTACGTTTGCTACAAAGACTTTAGTTGCTACCTTTCAGAAAGTTGCTGAGAATATTGATATTCCTTATGGGCCTATCCAATCTATCACCCACGTTAAGTCGATTGACGAGGCAGGTGTTAAAACAACTTTAGTTGCAGGTACTGACTACTTAGTAACCGGTAATAACTTCAAGAATATTAGATTCTACGGAGGCATTGATACTCCTATCGAGATTGAATATGTGGCTGGTTATACTGCGTTACCTGCTGACTTGAAAGTAGCTATATTAAAGCAAACAGCTATGGACTTTGAGTTTAGAGAGAATGTATTAGACAGCTCACAAGTAACCGAATTATCTAACGGAGCTAAACAGCATGCTCAAAGCTATAGAAGGGTTTATTTATTCTAATGAAGAAAAGCGTTTACCAAACTTCAGACTTTAACGAAACTATAACTGTAAAATCTTATAGCGTTACAACAGATAGTGCAGGTGGTACTAAACCTACTTATACTAACTATCTAACTACGTTTGCTGCTGTTAAACCTTATGATGGAGAATTATTTATTGAAGGAGGGGAGAGGGTTATTAATAACAAGTACGTATTCGTATTGAGATATAGACCTCAGACTGCTGCTATAAACAAATCCTACAAGATCACCTACAGAGGTAATGATTATATTATCCACTCGGTTATTGATGAATCAGAGGATAGATACTATACTAAAATCATAGCTTGGCGTAGAAACTAATGGCAGTAGTTAGGAATACTAATCGTACATTCAGGTCAGGCGGAAGCGATATAAATGC